TACATGAAATCGTCTTCAAATGTTTCGGTTATGTCTTCAATGTTGGTGATTTTTAAGATTTGCCAATTATTATGGATAGCACTCCTTGAGGCTGACCACTTAGTTTTAAATAACTCTTCGTTTTTTGGAGATAGTAATCTTCCATGAAAAAGATCATAAGCCTCATTCGCTATAATTTTAATTCGATAATTAAGCCTTCCTTCTTTACCATTATGTTTTGCTATCGCCTTTGAAATAGTCGGATTTGCCCCGGCTCTTCGTAGCATTAGACAGAATTGATTTGCCATATCCTCAGAAGAGGTAGATAGAATTAGCTGCCCATTATCCTTGTCAATACAGCCGTCTCCATCTGCAAATCCTGCCAGAATTTCAAGCTGCTTATCAACGGGCAGATCCATTATCATTTGACTGAAAACCTTCTTGTAAGAATATTCTCCGCAGTTTTTCATGAAGAACTCGGCAAGCTCAGGGCCTCCGCGCTTATCCGCTTCAAACTGGTAATCATATTTCACTTTATCATCAAGCTTATCTTGAGTAAAGGTAGATCCGGTAAGACCGCAATTTACATAGCCCTCCAGCTTTAAGGCTACCTTTTCAATCAGGCTTTTATCATAGTTCGAGAATTTAATACCATTATATTTCGTGTAATTCTTCCTAGCAGCCTTAGCATAGCAGCCTTCTGCGGCCCAGAATCCCATTACATAACATAAATCTTTAGTAATGTCGTCTATATCATTTTCTATCTTAGAGAATGGAGAATAAGCAGCGTCACCAACAGAGACTCTATTGGCGAATACAAAATCTGGGACAACAGATGATGTATCCATTTTCTTTCTACAATTTGAGCACTGAGTTTTCCCTGGAAGAATTCGAATATTTTTCTTCTTACAAGATGGCGTAGTACACATATACTCTTCTTTCGCAGCAGTAAGCATAGGGTGCCTTCCGCTTATTATAAGAGGCTCATGCAGTCCCAATACTGTTACCTTATGCACCTTGAGGTGCTCTTCGATTACAGTATTGGTTGGCTTTTTAAATAAGTTTAAAACCTTCTTTGTATTTCCCAGGTGAGTTATAACTTCGTCTCCGATTTTCACATCAGAAATCTTTTTAAGAGAACCATCTGACATGGCTAACATACTGTTTTTACTCAGCTTTTCACCCATTTTCCAGAACTCCAAGGCTGCTCCGTATACAACGGAATACAGGTCGATTCGTTCCGCCATTTCCATGAAAAATTGTTGTACTTTTTTATTTTTGCATGTGATATTAATCTTGCTTATTGGATACGAAGCATGAAGATTGATTGCATTTCTAACGATTGGATGCGTGTCATAAAAGACACGGTTCCAAGCGTTCATAGTCACTCGGTCTCTTGGGAGGTTTAGGTTCGCAAGCTGGAATAACGGAGAATATATCTCCGGAGACATTCTATCTGAAGTTCCAGATACAGTTGGCCCAGGCATTGGAGAAGATATAGATCCACTCTTTATGAGATTTAGAGCTTTCTTCCGATAATTTATACTATGAGCAATTGATCCAGATAAGGTTGAGTTTTCTTCATTATCTAGGCGTTTATTTGCAGCATCTGAAATTTGTGCTCTTCTAGTTTCGGAAAGAGATTCTGCTGTCTTTTTAGTTAAAGGAGTCGGCGGCCGATCTGTTCTTCTACTCATGTTATATTCTCCGCTTAATATTCGCAATTACAGCTCTTGGATATTGAGACTGCCTTTCCATTCCGGGCTTAATAGAGAACCCTTTGGTTAAATCAAATTTGTATGCCATATAAGCATACATTAATGCCATAAATCCATCGTTTGGAGAGTTTCCCTTAACATAAGTCTTAATGGGCTGGCCGCCAGAGATTCTTATTTTTGATTCCATCGATGTGCAGTGATCAATTAACCACTCCACATATTCATAACTTTTCCATGGGAATCTAATCTTTCCCTTTCTAAACAACTCAATCAGCTCGTCAATTAGTAGATCTTTATTATAAGAAATAATTAGCTCATCTTCCCTATATTTTACCGGCTTTACCAAACTTCCGCTTCCCTGGGCCCCCAAAAACCTATCTCTATAGGTAAGTTGCAAGTCAGTTACAACATCTTGCCCGAAGAACCAGTCAGATACACCTCTTGTTATCCCAAACCGCCTGTACATTTCATTTATCGTATCTTTTTTAAATTCAAATGTATTCTTTTTTAGCTTATGAGCATGCTCAATTGAGAGAACTCCATCTGGAGAGGCGGAGAGGACTACCACACAAGAGAACGACTGTCCACCTTTTGAGTTCGGATCATCATCTTTTCCGCCCCAGTCTGACCCAAGGTATACTGACTTCTCATCTCGCTTTATAGACTTGGCAAAGTATCGATCCGGGTCTCTACATAGCTTATAAATCTCCGCCTTAGTAAGCGGGGCTCCGGCTCCCGAATAAAATTCCCCAATGACTTCATTCTTCCAAAGCCTTTCTGTCTGGGCCGGATTATTTTCCGGCATAAGTTTTTCAATATTTTCTTTTGTGAAATATGGGATATAAAGCTGATTGATATGATATCCGACAAAATCAGAATCTTCAAACGGCCTTGTTCCAACCCACTTCCCCAATTCGATAGCCTCTATCTTCTTTTGCTTTGTTCCGCAGAGAGGGCATTGAATTGTATTCTCATATAACCAAATCGACTGCCATCTATTGTCGTCAGGGAGGTAAAAGGGGTAGGTCTTTTTGCAATTAATACAGCCCAAATGATAATATCTTTGGTCTGATTGATCCCAAATAGTTGAAAAATGAGTATTTTTGTCCTTTGGTGTTCCGAAATAAACCTGCACACCCTGGCCGACCGGTCCATATTTTGCAGCAGTAAGAATTTTGGTAGCGTTTCCTATCGCATGTCCAAGCATCTCCTGAACCTCATCGAACATAGCAACGTCAACTGTCATACCACGAATTCTGTCGCCGTCAGCTCCCAGGCTGTCTATCCAGAGAGTTCCAGTATTGAACTGCTTCATCGTCAGATTGTCAACGGAGTTAGGGCTATTTAATTTGTTTTTTGTTATGAAGTCGTCTTTCGCCGTTCTTATGAGGTTTTCTAACTTGTCTTGAGAAAACTTCTTCACCTGGCCTAAAGCGGGGAAGAGATGGATAACGCGAATGTTTGGGTCACAAAAAAGCCCACTGTTTGTAAAGAATAAATCAAGAGCCCCAGCCATAACTGTGGCACCAACCTGTCTTCCTTTCTTTATAACAACCGGCTTTCCATCTGGCCTAGTAGCCTGAAGGGCTATATACCGATAGATATCAGACATGAACTTCCAACCGTTATCTAAAACGTTGAATTCAGCTCCGTCTAATGTTAGATTACCTTTTACAAAGTGTGCTGGATCAAAATCGAGGAAGCTTGACTTTAATTGTTCAAATAAATCTTTTTCACTCTTCTTATTTACCATTTTATCCAGTTTGTGCGTGTGTCCAATAATCGGACAGATCAGCAGCACCATCTTCCTCCGAGGAAAATTCTTCTGGAATATATTTTACTTCGTCTTTAGTATAATTTTCAGAACTTTTATCACCTATAATCTTTTTAATTAAGTCCATAAACTTTTTATTGTCTATTTGACGCATTAGATTAGAAAGTCTTAATCCAGGCTGCTCATAGCATGCGGCAAGTGCTGCCTGCGCGCCGACCTCTGGCCGATGCTCTGTCAGGCCCTTTATGTAGTCTATGACCATCCTTAGCGATTTAAATATCTCCGGATTGCACTTTTGGCAGTTGTTCTTTCCGCAAGAGCAATTATCAGGATTTACTTCGCTAGCGACTTTTGTTGGTCCGCCGCTATCAACGTCCTTAATCAAATTAAAGCCTGCGCGGTCCTTTATGTCGGCCATCTTCTCATCAATGCTAGAAAAATCTTTTCTCTTTTTCATAATTGACTTCAGATTATCCAAATAGTCAGCATTCTTCTCAAGATTTTTTGAGAAATCACTGATCCAATCTGCTGTTGAGCAGGCTGTATAATCTTCTGTTAAATTTTGACGATTAATCTTCATTTTATATCCAACTTATGCGAAGTAATTTCTCATAAAGTCTACGTTTTGCTTACCAGTGCTGTCATCTTTGTTAATCTTCTGTGAGAATGAGCCTCTGTCCTTAAAGACATGGAATCCACTATCAACGAGAATCTGCATTATAGACAGCTCTTCCCGATCAGTCAGGTCATACTTCTTTGCCAAGAAGTCATATACCTCTTCCATTGGGTGCCCAGCGGAGACATGAGCATTTATCATGATCCCAGAAATAGCTCTTTCAAACGCGGTTACTGTGATAACAATATTGGAAGGCGTGCCGGCCTCCTTAACGAGGTCTTTGTAGTCTACACTTTCTCCAGACGAAGCAGCCCACGCCGGTGGGAGTTTGGCCGAAGCCCTTTTTGAGTGGTCTTCTTTTACTTTTTTATTTAGCTTATTCAGATGATCTTTTAACACGAGAACATCTCGCATAATGGCAACCCTGATATCCTCAAGGGCTGCAATATCCAAGAGACTATCTCTGTCTCCCTTAATTGCCCTAGATATTTCGTCGTTTGTTCTCCCCAGAAAGCTCAAAGCTCGTTCGCAGCCGAGCGTAGTACGCCCATCATGCTGAGGGATCTTAGACGGATACTGATCAGTAATGTAGGCCATAAATTTAGACAGATCTCCATCGTTTTCATAATCAGTTTCTTTTTCTTCTACATCATCCTCTAACTCTTCTGGTCGCACATCTGCGCCAGGAAGAAGATCTCCGAGAACTACGTCTCCATGATCTTTCACAAGCTCAGTGACTTCTGAGTCAAGATTCTTTAGCTCTTCTGCTAAGCCGCCAAAGCTTTCCTCTCCCTCAGCCATTGGCTCCAAAACCTCTTTGATGGTTTTGTCAGCAAGATCGGAACCGAGACTATCTTCATCTTCTAATCCCATAATTGCCCCGACCAAACCTTCCGGCTCACCCTGCAGCTCTTCTGCGAAAAATACATCATCTGATTCGTCATACACGTAAGCCTCATCCGGCTGTGTTGCTTCTTTATAAATTATTTGCTCAAACTTTTTAGACATATTATCTCCTATCCTACAAGGCTGTATATACCGTAATATACACTTCTACTTTCATTATTATCAGAATATTGATCCAAAGGGTATCCATATTGTGCTTCTGGCATATTTCCTATCATAGTATGCGGATATAATGGGCTACCAGTTAATCCGACATTTCCAGCGGGAAGTCTGTCTTGCTTTTCATCATACTTACAATCAACAGTCCCTTTCTCTTTGAATATCCTATCGGCAAATGGGCATTTTATCTCCTCACCAGCCAAAAGCATTAGATCCATATTTCCTTCAGTAATTTCTTGATGTTCCTCTTCGTTTTCCGCCAAACTCAATGGGGTCATATCTTTTACAACCGCTCTATTTTTCTTGCCATTCTTTCTAACTGAACCAATACTCACGCAGCCCTCTGCAACTGGGAGACCGAACGGACACTGATGAATGTTACCTCTAATCATTTATATTCCTATTGTTTTAATAATATTAGTAAAATAATATTAGATATTATCTAGATAATATTTTATCATCTTCTTTCTTATCAGTTCATCTTTGAATCTTCCAACCAGCGGAACAGTTGTCAACAGATCCATATCCATCAAATGCTTTATCGTAAGTTCCGGACTTGCGCCAAGGGCTCTATTTATAACCTTTGTTATGGATGTTGGCTTAACAAATAATGATCCATCTGTCTTGAAGTTATTTCGATTAGCCTTTGCAAAAGCTATAAGCTCCGGGTCTATTTCGAAATCAAAACGTGCCGCAAAATTTATTGCTCTAAAAGCTCGCTTTGGATCATCACCAATCGTGATCTCAGGAGGAACACATGTTCTTATCATTTTCGCCTCAAGGTCTTTTAAAGCCAAGCCGGTCGGATCCGTTATCTCTTTTGTTTCAATATCCATATGAAGAGTATTCATTGTGAAGTCTCTACTGTAAACCTCGTGAAAAGACTTATCTTTAATCCCAAGTTCTTTCTCAATATACTCCACTGCTCTCTTTGAGATAAAATTACTTGAGAAATCCAGTGTATACTTATCGAAGTATACCGCTACGTGGCCATCTGGAAATAATTTAAACAATTCATCAAATGTATACGCTATTGTTATGGCGAGCCTAGCAGCGTCGGAGTGATTTGTCGTCAAATCTATATCTTCAAACTCGGTTGCCATCCCCATAGATATATTTCTAGGAACTCCTCCAACCGCATATGGTTTGGAGATGAAGTTTTTTTTACAAATATCTAATATTTGTTCATAAAGGCCTTCTGACTTCATTTAATTATCCCAATAACGGCTCTTCTGATAGCTCTGCTGACTCTGCGGGCTCCCCTGGTAACTCTGCGGGCTCCTCTGCCTCTAGATTTTCCGGAGTTATCTCTGGCTCTTCAGACTCAGTTTCGGGTGCTGCCTCTCCAGGCACGCCCGCACCCGCGCCTGCGTCCACAAGCGTCTTAGCGTTTGCCAGCTGTCCCATCATCTTTGTAACTCGCGTTAGTGCATATGAGAATGAGTCAATTAATTTACTCTGAGATTCTGCAAGCTCAGGGAACATAGATGCAATACCAATTTTGTCCAACATGATATCGAATTCTGCAAGCTGCCTGATGATTCTTCTATCTGCAAGCATTCCGGCTACCTCATCCAGTTTTGCTGCGGCAGTCTCAAGGCTTATATCCCCAGCAAGCTCGGCGTACTCGTTAGGCTTAGCTCCAGGCATTGGCATGATATCTTTAAACTTTACAGGCTCTACCTCATTTGTCTCCGGAACTTGAACGCCAGAGGCGTCTGATGGCGATGGAGTAGCCTCCTCTTCCTCTGGAAGCTCAGGAGTCGGAATGGCCTCGGCAGGAAGCTCTTGCGGCTGCACAGGCTCTGCAGGAGCCGCTTCTGCTTGAGGCTCAGGGGTAAACTCTTCATCAGATGGAACTTCTTGTGCTATTTTCTTTAAAATGCCTGCAACCTCGTCTACTCCTGCTCGCTCAAATGTTGATGCAGTTTTGTAAGTTATATCTGACAGCGTTCTAGCGAGCTTCACCTTTTTAGCTAAGATGCTAAGATTCTTTAAAGCTTCCGATAAATCACTATATTCTTCGTGATCAACATATCGGTCAGACCGAATGAGCTTATCAACTCTTCTGATTGCACCGTATAGCTGCTGCTTCCAAGTAGAGAATGCACCTTTTTCTTCTGAATTCTTCCCAGCCTGATTTGACGCCTCTTCAAAGCTTCTTCTCCCTCCATCAAAGCTGCTTCCAGGCATGTTATTGCCTCTGTCAGCAGAATAAGGGCTACTTACTAAACCGGCTTGATAAATTGCTTTCTTCTTCATATCCAATTCCTCTTCAAGACTATACTTTAGGTGTTCTCCGGCGCTATAATATTCAAACCACTTAAGAAAACTATCCTTCTCCTTTATATCTAAAGAATTACTATAATATTCTAAAGCATTTTCCTTTGACATCTCCCCAGATTCAACTGAGTTATATATCTTATACACAAGGTCTAGCCATGCGCCAACATTATACTCTTCACCGATGTCGTCTGGAGATAGACCATGACTTGGATAAGCAAGTTTTTTAATTCCCTTTGAATTAAGTCTAGCTTTCACGATAACATAATAAGCATCATTCTTATTTTTAATATTAAGATTTAATATTCTCTTGATCTCTTCATCAAGAGGCCCTGCCCCTATATCTAGAGCGGCATTTTTTACTAAAAGATATTTCTCCATCTTTTCATCAGAATCAATGGCGAGAGAGGAAAGGTACTGAGCCCTCTTCGTAAGCTTCTCAAATTTATCACTTTTGATTCCAGAAGAGAGACTTACCAATTTTTCGTAAAAATACTTATTCATCTTCTTTTTCCAGTCGGACAAAAAGAAGCTCAAGCTGCTTAAGCCATTCTTTTTTGCTTACCAACTTAACATCATTAGTCTGGCTTTTTAAATATTCTATAAAAACTTTAAAATGTTCTGGACTTATAACCTGATCCTCTTTATATAGATCGGTATTGTCTCGAATCCATTTCTCAAAAGAGACTAAGCTGTTAAGATCTTCCATCCGAAAGACTTTATAGATTTTGCCATCAATAAACATCTATGATTTCTCCCTCTATAAGTCTATCGTTATTAGCATCTAGCGTCTTTATTTTGTGGTCTAATCTTGTAACGAATACCGTTACCAACTCTGGATTAATCTCTTGTAGGACGCTAAGTACAGCCTCTTTAAGCATCTTAGCTTGCTCATTAACTACATTTATATTTATATTATGATCTATTCGCTTATCAGCAACGCCCTCTATGTACTTCTTCCAATCCTGCATTAATGATTTCATCGTATTGATATATTCAATAAAGACCTTGTCATCCCTGTGAGACGTCGAGCCCTTCTCTAAGAGATTGAAGTAATATTCTATTCTTGACCCAATTAGTTTGTCCATTTCCAACAACCTTCGGGTCACATCAAGCTCTGTCCCTGCTATTTCATTGATCTTTTGTTGATAAGCCGAAGATGAATCAATAACCATCTTGGTTTCTGCCTCTAAAGCTTTTTTATCAACCTCTATTCTTTTATTCTTAATATCGTCAAGGACATCGCCCTTCAAGTTGAGATTATCTCCTCGAAACTTTTGAAGCGTCATATATGAAACATGGAGTCTCTTCGTTCTTGGATACTTCTTTTTAAGCCATGCCTCAACAGACTTTACAGAGTCTCCCTCAAGTAGTTTTTTTATTATATCCTCTTTATCAGGATGGTTTAAGACTTTTTTGCTCATATGTTCCTCAACAGGCTTCTAATAAAAAGAAAGGCTCTTGACTTATTTTACCAAGCCAGAGCCTTACAACTTATAAAAAATTGGCTTTGTTTATATCTTTAGGATAGCGTCCAGACGATCAGCATCTTTATATAAGCCTCTTTCGTCTAGAAGATTAGATAAGCTAATTATCTCTTCTCTAATCACTCCAGCTGCAACTTCTCTTTTCGGAGAAGAGGCGAGAATCTCTTCCTCAGCTGCCGATAGGTTACCTTCAAAAATCTCAACAGTTCTATCTACATCAAATTTATATGAAGAGCTTTGATCGCGATCAGCCCGCATAAGAGCCTCTAATTCATATCCCATCAGCCGGCCTGGAGTTCGAACGCTTACAGCCGGAATTGATAATTCTGTCACAGAGTCTACAGGATCTACACTAAGGCCGAGAAGTTCCCTAACCCATGGAGTTTTGGAGTCAACATCTCTAAGTTTCTCCGACGCAGCCTGAATTGATAGATCTTCTTTTTCCATTAGCTGATGAAGAACGTCTGCAATCTGAGAGGTAGATAGTGCATCTTCGAAATTTGGCCCGGATACAGAAAACTCCCTAGCCTTCTTCAGCATTGCATCTAACCAATTAGCTTCTTTTACTAGCCCCTGGTCGTCCAGATGGTTAGCAAGATTCATAATGTCCGTCTGGAGGCTTGGGCTTCCACCTGGGAATTCTCTTCCGTCTTCCGTTTTGAATCCCTCATTGTAATCGTAGATCTTATTAGTGTATGGATCCTGCATTATTCCATCACCAATACGTCTAGCCTGTACTCCAACTCTGTCCGGAGAATACCGAGTTGATAGTGACGGACTAATTTCTGGAGCCGTAACTTTCGAATCTTTATGTTCTGGACTTAAATTATAAAGAGACTCCGTATCTCTAGATGGAGCCTCTCCGCCTCTCTCCGATAGGTACTTCTCTCTCGTTGCATCGTCTGCTACATTAGATTGAAAATGCTGAAAAATACCATGCTGATCTGAGGCGGCCAGCTTATGAAGCTCACTAATCCGAGATACATTCGGATTAGATGCTTCATTTAAAATGTTTAATATTTTATTTTTTCGATTGCTCATAAGGTTCCTATGTTAGTGATACTTTTGATGTAGAGATCATAACTCCGGAAGCATTTAGCTCTTCCGGTTGAGTCTTCCTTGTCATAGGAACTACTCTGCCCTTGGCATCAAATGTCACCTTACTAACAGGTAGTCCAAGCTTGGGGCAATAAAGCTGGACGGATGTCGGAACGTTAATTAAGTCGCCTCGATCAAAAGCTTCCTTTATCAAGGTATTTCTCTCTGTGCTTCCAGATGCATGCTTAAGCAGCTTCGAAAAACGATCCAAAGATGCCATGTACCTCTGGCTACCAAACTTGCTCTCTATAACGCTCAATGCAGCCTCAGCCTGTTTTAAGTTAGAGTGAGCTACTCCATTATCCATTTGATCGACAAGCTGAGCGTATGTCATTCGTCCCATTTCTTCAGTTTCTCTAGAAACCTTATTAATAGACTCGGTCTTTGCAGCGTGAGCAAGAATGCTCTTTAATCCAGTCGGGTTAAGTCTGTATCTCTCTCCAGCTACAGATAGGTGAGAAGGGATAACGGGACTTCCATTTGGCATATCAACTGCAATAGAAGCTTCGACCTGTCCTAGTGCAGATGGAATAGAAGCTGCAAGCTGTAGAGTTCTCTTGTCAGCAGAGATCAGCTTCACCTGAGTTCTTCCTATGCCTAGACTTGAAAGCTCTGCCGAAACAATGCTAATCGCTGCATTCACCTGATCTCTGCTGAAGCATGTTGCTGCAGCTACAAGTTCGTTATCCAAATTGGTATACTTCTCAAGAGCGGAAGGAATAGCGGGACTTTCAACTCTTAGATCACCCCAGGCTCTCTGAGCTTCGAATTTCTGTCGTGAAGACTTCTTGGTGAAGTTATTCATATCCTTAACAAAGATAAACAGATTCTCCTTGTTCAGCTTGACAAGCTCGTCCTGCTGAACAAATGAGGTTGGAAGAGTAGGCATCCCGTTTGTAACCTGAACCGGAATAGGAACATTTACCTGTGTAAAGTCTGATGTACTTATAGATGCATTGCATAAGACAAAGTGCTCATTCGATCTAATTGCGGTAACTTCAGACGGCTGATATCCAAGAGCTACAACCTGTAGTCTTGCGTATTTTTCTGCTTTCCTAAGCGTATTGTCTGACACAGCAGAGAACGAAGTTTTTCCGTCCAAGGAGAACGCTCCAGAGAGTTCCTCTGAAAGTTTCGAAGAAGAGTATAGTGGCTCTAACTTATTCTCAACAGGAATTCTGGATGTGGTTCCAGCTCTCTCAGGAGATTCAATGGCCTGCTTGGTAAAGAGCAAATCCTCAAGCTCATTTCTAAATGCTGATTTTCCACCAGACATCCCGTAGAGATGATCATAGGTTTCAGAAATTTCTCTCTGAGATACAAAGGCATTACTTGACGCCCTCTTCACATAAACATCTCTCATATAACCGATAAGGGCATCGCCGGGATTCTTTGCGACAGACGCCTCTAACCTATTTACCACATAACTAGTGGGAAAAGTTTTTCCATTGTTGAGCTTATCTAGAGCTTTCTTGGCCTGCTCTACAATTTTCTTTAGTTGGTTCATTATATTCCCTCTAGTTGGTCTTGAACATTTCTGGAAACAAACCTCTTATAGCAGAGGCTTTCGTTTGAGTTTGAGCTTCCAAAACTTTACTTACGAACGAGCTATCTGTTGTAGCCATATCTAATAGTGCTGATTTAAATATAAAAATGTCCGCTGAAGAGAATCCGTATTCTTCAGCGGAAAAAGCGCAAATAGGAATGTCCTTATAAGATAATGTCACGCTATCGTGATCATAATTGCTTGAAGCCTTCCAGTCGCCACCCTCTTTCATTTGATATTTGGGATCAGAACTTCTTACCAAAAACGTTGCTCCATCGACCTCTTCTGATCTCCAGAGGTCATCATACTGATCTCCGAAAACTTTATACATATCGAATGCAACCTTTTTGATTGGCAAATCCTCAGTCAGCTTAATTCGATCCTTTGCTGATAAGTCGGTCTCTTTATCTTTGGCTAACTTCAGCAGCACACTATCTAGGTCTGACATTAATCCTTTCCTCGCTGTAAAAATTATCTTTATTAATAGAAATAAACAAGTTTAACTTACAGGTTATTTTGCTACATATTCAAATATAATTAGTAGCTAATCTGCCTCTTCTCTGTTTATCTCTTGAATTTTATCTAGTATGTCTTTGATTCTATTGTTATTTTTACAGATTTTTTGAAGCTTCTTAACTATACCTCCATATCTCTTTTTATGGTTCTTATAATCAATATTTCCATGCATTGCTTTGTGGACTGCAGACTGCGTAATCCCCAAGTGCTTAGCTATATCATTCTGCGTCTTTCCCATCAATCTCATGAATAATATTTTCTTCTGATGATCGGTCAGGTGCGACCCATTAACTATCTCATATATCTCATCAAGCAGCTCTTCTTTGAGGTTTAAAATCCTCTCATCTGAAGTATTTGCCATCATAACCTGACCCATACCACGATCAGAGGAGAAATTATTTAGCTTTGCTGACTCGAAAGATATTTCAACAATCTTGTATTGATATGATTTGCTCTTCTTTTTTTTCATATAATTACCAAATTTCTGGAATACTCTGCTTAAAATCTTTAAAGAAAGATTCTCCATCCTTATTGGGAAGAGAGAAGTATTCGTCTACGTCTTTAGATTTAGGCGGAAGAGTTAGAAACCTTAATCTAATCCCCTTGTTTATATACTTTTCATAAATCCTATTAGCAGAGGATATTCCTGCGGCATCATTATCCATGATGAATGTAATCTTATCGGTATATCTGGCCAGTTTTAAAAAATGATTTTGAGAAAATGCCGTTCCGCATATAGCTACGGTATTCTCAATAGAATTTTGAACCATTGATAGATAATCAAAATGGCCCTCTACAACGTAGACGTTATTCTTTTTTAAGATTGAATCCTTTGCATGATTCAAGCCATATAGTATATTGGCCTTCTTGTAAGAAGAATTTTTATACTTTGGGATTCCAATACTTTTTCTCTCAGTATTTGAGAGGAGAGTTCTGCCGCTTATCCCAACCGGATCATTATATTCAGAAAAAATAGGGAAGACTAAATAAAAGTAGTTCGAAAAATCACTACTTTTAGTGAAATTAAGAATATTCAGTCTTGAGAGGTTTTCTTCCGAAACATATTTTGTAAGCATATCAATGCTCTGAGGGAAATATCCAATCTTATTATCTCTAATAAGCTTTTTGGATAAACCCCTATCTTTTATTAAATACCTTAGACACTCCTGGGAGGACCTAAGATTGGCGTGACAAATGTCAACCAACTGAGAGACATCATGATTATCAGGCTTCATATCATCTGGGTTCATCTATAACTCTCCTATTCTTTTTCAACAAGTTCTAGTGCTTTAACCATATGCTCTGTGATATTTATCTTACACCCAACTCCACCGTTAGGGCAAGCCTTGCCTTTTAAAATCCCTGCAGACATTGTCGCTTCCACATGCTTATCGCATGTTTTGCACGGAAACACAAATGCCTTTTTGCCTTTATTTCTAACGATATCTCCATTTGCCTTCATGGAGAGCTTTGTATACGAAGAGATATCCTCTAGATCGTCTCCGCAGTTATTGCAAACGACAGAATCTGCCTCAACGTCTAAGGAGGCATCCGTCATTCCATCGCTTTTTCTACACCCAAGTTTACATCGAACTATCATAATAACTCCTATATCTTCGCCATCAGAGGGTTTTCTTCCTGAGCATCTTCTATGATTTGCTCACAACCATCTTTGGCCCGTGGATCGTGTGTTAAATATATATTTCTAATTTTAGTCGCATACACTTCGACCAATTCTGATTTGTTTTCTCTGAAAAATTCAAAAGATGCGTCTGCGCCCCTTACTTTTACACCGTCAATTAAATAGGATTGCGATGAAGGACGAGTTATTAATCCATATTTAATTGCCAAATCAAATACTTCTCGCTCTCTCTGAACAACTCCTTTCTGATATTCTATTTTATACTCAGCTTTAGTAAAGGGCGTTCCAACTTTATTCTTTTCAACCTTAGCCTTGACCAAATGGCCAATCCTAGTATCGTCAGAGCTTTTAATAACATCGTCTGAGCTAAAACTTGGAGCCATATTTATCATAAGACTGCAGGCGTGCTTTAAAGCCTTGCCTCCAGGTGATGAGTTGTGATTGACTTGACCATTTGCAATATAGTTCTCTGTCTCTGGAATAGATACGTCAACAATGCATAATTCTTCATCCACTCTTATAGCGTCAGGATGATCTGCCAGCCTGATATACTCCTCCCCAACAAGAACCTTGTGGTCTGCTGACCCGGCGAGTGCGCCAAGCTGATAATAAAAATCAACTTTTTCTTTAACAAAGAACTTTGAAATTGGAGAAAATCCAATAGTTCCATCAGACATTTTAGTTTCTATTTCTAGATTTAGATCTGAAATATCAAAAGAGTTCGGAGCAGACATATCGTCTATCTTCACAAATCTTTCTGCAAATTCAAATAATGTTATCTCTTCTGTAATATGTTCGTATCGTATTTTCACCCTCGTTGTAAATGGATCAACACATTCAGGGTTTCCGAACATCTTTCCTAGATCTACTCGGACCTGATTAATTCCTATAAACGCAATATTCGCATGGGCGATTACTGGAGTTAGCTTTTTTAACTCTGTAGACAAGAACCTCGGAATAGGGGCCATGTTGGCCTTTCCAATATCAGCGCTTATTTCAAGCGGAGTATTCAATACCGCTATAGAGTCCAAGACTATAATTCCTAAGTTCTTAAATCTGGGATCTACTCCCTCAATAACATGGTCAAGGATTCCCTTCATGGCCTTTGAGACCTTCTTTGTCTGCTTATTTACCTTAACCTTCCCGATTAGTCCCTCAAAAATCATCTTGGCGTCATTCGTTTTGATAACCATTACGCGAGATGTGTCTACTCCCTGTTTAGCGGCCCAAGCCGGATCATAAGTATACTCCGCGTCTATAAAAAGCGCAGTATTATCAGGATCTGCATCAAGGTACTCTTTGATACATGACAGAGAAAGCATCGTCTTTCCAGAGCTTTCTTTCCCGGCAAACTGAGTGATTCTTCCTCTCGGAATCCCGCCAATTCCAATAGCCTCATCTAAGCGGGGGCTTCCAGTGCTTATTGACTCGTATTTTGTAGATATGTTCCCATCAAAAAAGATAGAATCTTCTCCAAAGAATTTGGTAATTTCCTTCTGGGCATCAGAAGGGCTCATCATCTTGGTCATTTAAACTCCTAAATTAGTATTTATGTGCTAATGTGCCCTCTTGTGGGGGCCTCCATCCGGCTGGCGCTTGCCAACTTGATGGGTTTTCTGGCTGCTCCGAAACTACGGCGTCTGTGTTTATCAAAAGGAGGGATATACTTGTTGCATTCTCCAGAGCAGTCTTAGTAACTTTCTTGGGATCAATAACTCCCGACTGAACTAAATCCTCAAAGACGTTCGTGGCAGCATTATATCCATAATTATTATTACGCACACTTAACACTTTGTCTATGATTTTATTGCTATCGGCATAAGCATTTTCTACTATTTGCCGCATAGGTCTTTCACACGCGTCTATGAGTACGCGTGCGGCTGGGACCAAAGCATCATCCAATAAGCTTAGGTCAACTTGCTTCGCGGCCCTCAAGAGAGCTGTGCCGCCGCCGGGGACGTATCCCTCTTCTATCGCAGCCCTTGTGGCGCAGATTGAGTCGTCAACTCTATCTCCCTTTTCTCTAAGCTCTAACTCAGTAGAGTATCCAACAGATACTACGGCCGCCTTATTTTGGATAAAAGCTATTCTCTTCTTTGTATCAATTCTTTCGTTATCACCGACGAGGGTCGTTAGATCTTTTCTATAAAGTTCAAGCTTCTCTAAGAACCTAGCCTCATCCTTTCTGCCCTCAAGGATCTTGGTGGAATATCGACCAACAGTTATTCTTTTTGCGAAGCCAAGGTCTTTCATTTTTGCCTCACGAAGAGGAACTCCACCTTCGCTGGAAAAGACCTTCGTCCCTACGAGTACAGACAAAGCCTCAAGCCACTCACCTTGCGCTGAACCGAACACTGGCAAGTTCACAGCGACGGCCCTTAGCCTTCCGAGCTTGTTATTAGCGACAAGAGTAGCTAACACTTCTTGCTTTACTGCCTTCGCCAGAATTAAAACCGGCGTATTCGTATCAGATAACTCGTTAAAGAGTCCAAGGCAAGAAGCTAAATTTGATATCTCGTCATTATAGATGAGAATCTTGCAATTATTCAGATTAACCTCGGTCTGCCCCTCTTCTGTTAAGAAAGCCGGAGTTATGAAGCCAGCCTTTACTTCGGCTCCATCTGCGAATCTAACTGAGTTCACAGTTCCAGGGAGTGCTTCTGCGACAACAGTTCCTTCCATCCCGACAGAGTGGAACGCTTCTGCGATTTTACATCCAAGGTCAGGATCATTATTTGCAGAGATAGTGGCAATATTTTCAAGATCCTCTAATGAGGATACATCAATGGCCATTGAGTCTAGATTCTTAATAATCTCTTTGAGAGTCCATTCTATTCCGGTTCTAAGATTTAGAGGACTATAATTTGTATCGATTAGCTCGCAGCCTCGCTTTAAAATCTCATGAGTCAGAACTGTAGCTGTAGTAGTCCCATCTCCAGCTACTGCCGCAGTTCTGCCCGCCACCTCTTTAATTAATTGGCAGGCAAGCTCTTCTACTGGCTCTTCTAATGTGACCTCTCTGGCCACAGTCACTCCGTCTTTCGTAAGCACCGGGGCTCCAACAAACTTCCCTAGGATTACATTCTTCCCTTGGGGCCCCATTGTTACTGCCACAACCTTCGCCAACTTTTCAGCTCCAGAAAGAATCTTCTCTCTAGCTTTATTCTTAAATGTTAAATTTTTGGCCATTATTTATTCCTATCCTTATAGATGTAAGTTAGGCAAACTGCGATAGCGTCTGCTTCGTCAAGACATTCCTTGGCGAGATTTCCCGCTCTATTATCCCTGACTTTAAAGTTATCAAAATATTCCTTAACATAATCGAACGCTTCTTCTTTTGAAGTTATCTTCGTCTTTGACATCTTGCTTAAGATAGACCTGATTGTAACAACCGCATAACTTGTTGTCTCCATATTGAGAGCATGCAAGCAGGCTATTGAGGTTACTTCGTTAAACAGAGAGAGTGTGATTATAGTTTTCGCTGTACTTCTTCCTCTTGGGAATCTGCTTGCATAGGCTTCTATTGCTATGGAGTCTGGACTTTTATCGACTAAGAATTTCTTTATAGTTTTAAGATAGTCGGCAGCACGAAATGCCAAAGTTCCCTTCTTGGATCCGAGCGGTTTAATGTGCCCGTACTCCAACAGAGTCTCTTTATCATCGTCGTACTCAACAAGGCTCCAGCCAACAGTCGAGGAAGATATATCTAATCCTAATATTGTTTTTTTCATAAAAAAGGCGCATGAAGATTATACTCCATACGCCTTTTTTTAATCAATTATGTGAGAACTTCTTAGTCTTCGAAATCGAAATCGAAGTCCTCTCCGCTAGCTTTTGTCTCATTAGCTGCCGTGTTTGCAGAAGATAAGCTCCAGCCCATCTTAGTCGCTACAGCTTCGGCGGTTGAAGGTGAAATTAGCTTCTCCAAATTAACTCTGTCATTGAAGTCAACGAACTTGCCTTTGAAATCACCAGACAGTGCTTCCTTGGGATTAGGAGTTACGCTGTAAAGCGGCTGCTGACCCTTCGGACCTCTGTTGATGGAAAGATCATAAGCTGTAACCTTGCCCCATTTAGAGTTGTTATAGAGAGACTTAATCGCATTGTAAATCTGAGGACCAACCTCAAGAAGTCGGAACTCCTCATCGGTTCGATCTAGAACCTTGATGAGCCATCGTGCCTGACGTTTAAAGCCAGAGTCTTCTAGCCGTCTAACCAGCTCAGGGTTGTTTGCAGGAGAGTTAATCTTACTCTTCGCACCGTCTCCTGTAGTTACCCAGTGAATGTAGAACTGAACGGGGTTACCCATTACTCGTACAACATTCTCACCCTCAGCTAGTCTCACAAAATCCGACTTCTGACTTGACTCAGAGTCCGCAGCATTCCAATCAACCTCTCCAAAAACCATGTTACCCATATCTACTCCTTGTGTGTGTATTTCTACACCGTTTAGCCTTTTTTGTTTTGCACGTTATTGTGCTTTTTCTTTGGCTCTATTGTGGATTTAGTCTAATCTCCCCACTCTATCTCTTCGGATTCTGCTCCAAAGCCCTCTTTCTGAGTACCGCCGGGGAAAGTGGCGGTATCTTCAGCTGAAGCTCCATAACTAATATTGCTTGCAGCCTCAATCGAATAATCTCTCTTTAAAAATGTCTTGAGAGCATAATGCCATCCCAAGAAATATCCTGCCTTATTTTCCAGCCACTTCTTAGAGGCTTTTGCAAGAGTTAGATTATTACAGGCATCGATATAATCATCGTCGGCCTGCGAAAACCACTCTTTATCCTTGGCTGTTTTTAACCCTGATTTAACAGCCTTGTTTAGGGCTGCGTCGGACCATGCTTTATTCTTTAAAGATTCAAGATGTCCAATCCATCTATCAATCTGAACAACTCTTTCTTGACAAAGATTCTGCCCCTCTAGTGTACGAAGGAGTCCAACTTCTGCAATGTTTAAATCGACAACTCCATTCGTTGGTAAGGACGATGCAACTTCTTCAATAGATTTAATATCTATGCTTTTAATAGAAAAATTTTCTATTGATAATTTCTCATGTAGTTTCATCTAATTTAGCTCCAAAAACCGTCGCCTCAAGGCGCTCGACCCGTGCAACTACTTTAGCCACCGAATCCTGGGTGGCAATATTTTCGCTAACTTTTTTCAGTTCGTCATCTAACATTCTAACCCTTTGGTTCATCATTACATTTAAAATATAATAAATTATGCCAACATGAGTTACGTTATTTACAGGAGGAGTTACTGATGTTATTATACCGTTTCTATCAGTAGTGAACAAGCCAAGGAAGCTCTTATCTCCAAACTCTTTTACCAAGGTTTTGTAGTAAAGAAACTCGGATTCGCTCAAGTCTAATCTCTTATTTCCAACTGCTCTGATCACTTGGAGATTCTCCTTACCGCTGCTCCGGGGCTTCTAATTTTACTTTCTTTTGCGATTCTCTTGAGGCGCTGCACCTTTAGATCCTCATCTAAAGCCTTGGGCAAGTCCTTGTTGCTAGCAAGAATTTCTGTACGAACCTGATCCCGTATATCCTCATACGACT